TAGCCAGACATTGCACACGCTCGACGGGCCGGTTGCGCTCGATAGAGTGCTGATCCAGTTTGATATTTACGCCTTGACGCGCCTGGAAGTGTCCGCCGTGGGGGCCGCCTTGCGGGCTTTCTTCAATGGGGCTTCAGGCTCGACAGGTTCGCCCGGCGTGCAGATTAGCGGGGCCTTTCTTGAGATGGAGCGCGATTTCTATGAGTCAGAACCGCTCTTGTATCGGAGGGTGTGCGATTATTCCGTATGGATTCGATAAACTAGCGCCATCGACGCCGGAAACCTGGAAGACGATGCACCGGCATCTTGAAGGGATGGCGAAGGTCATCAGCGCCATGCGAAAAGAGGAAAGGGACGCATGGAAAACCATCATTCTACAGCGGATCAATAGACTCTAATCACTCGCCTAGCACGCCACTCAGCCACGCGCCCGCCTCGCTGAGTTGTTCGCCTCCTAGCGCATAACCCGGGGGGACGAATCATGGCACTTTCAGTTGCAGACATTGGCTACGGGGCAACCTTCGAAGTCGGACAGGATACGAGCCCGGAAACCTACACGCCGGTTGCCGAAGCGGTCACGATCCAACCGCCTGGCGGATCAGTCGATCAAATCGACATCACCCATCTGACCAGTGACAACAAGTTCCGCGAGAAAATCGCGACGATCAAGGATGCCACGGATGCCAAGATCACGGTCAATGCCACGACAGCGAACGGGCCGCTACTCTACGGCCTACTTGGCACCAAGAAAAATTTCAAGATCAAGAGCAACACAAGCCTAGATCTGATGTGGACCTTCGTCGGCTTCGTGAAGGAAGTATCCGCCACGGAATTTTCAAATGATGACCGGCTGACGTTTGAATTAACCATCACCGTGCAAGGGTCCGCCGTGCCTGTGACGCCAATCGCCTAAGCGGCGATGGGCCAGCGAGGCGGCTTGCAAGAGAAAGGATAATGCAATGGGAAGCAATCGAATGCGGGGGGAAGGCATTGTTGCCGTGGGGGACAAAACCTTCTCGCTGGTCTATGACTGCAACGCGATTTGCGTCTTGGAGCAAACGCTTGGCATGACGTTTGCCGATTTCAGCGAACGGGCCAAGCGCGGCGAAATGTGGTTCGCAGGGATTCGGGCGCTATTCTTTGCCGGAATGCAGCGCAACTATAAATCCATGACGCTGGAACGATGCGGCGATCTGCTCTCTGACGGCGATTTCAACGCCATCACGGCAGGCTGTATCGCGGCTTTAACCGGCGCATTCCCGAAACCGAACGAGGGAAACGCGGAGGCGGCGGGGGAGATAGCCAAGAGTGGGACTGGTTCCTGCTCCTTGCCGCCGCTTGCGAAGCAGGCTTAAGGCCCGCGCAATTTTGGAGGCTGACGCCGCGTGAGCTCACCGTCTATATCGCAGGACGCCGGAAGGCGCAGGAACGCGCCACGCTCGACGCCTGGGAGCGGGCGCTTACCGCCGCATTCCATACAGAATACTTTGCGAGAAAGAAAAAGATCGGGAAGGATGACCTTGACAAGCTGCTCAATGAATTGCGGCGAGCCTTGGCCAATGCCGCGCAAGGCAAGCCGCCTCAGCCGAAGCGCCAGACTGAGGCGCAATTTTGGGCAATGGCGCGATGTGTGGACGCACTGGTCAATAGCCCGGCAAACCAGCCAAAGAAAACCGCAAAGCCAGCGGCACGCAAAAAGGACGCATCGTAATGGCTGATCCTATTGGAGCCTTACGGGTCGAACTGGCCGCCAGCACGGCCAAGTTTCTGTCGGATCTTGAGAAAGCCTCCAAGGGCCTCAAGAAAACCGGCAAGGACGGCGATGACTTTGGCGAACAGCTTGCGAAGGCGGGTAAGATTGCGGCGGCTGGGATTGCGGCCATCACGGCAGCGGCCACGGCAGCGTTTGCCGTCATGGCGAAAGTCACGCAATCCTATGCGGCGTCAGGCGACGAACTCGCTAAGCTCAGCGATAAGACCGGCGACACGGTAGAGCGCCTATCGGATCTGCGCGAAGTGGCCTTGCTCTCAGGCGGGAGCGTCGAATCTCTTCAGAATGCCTATCGTCAAATGTCCGTCAGTACCTTTGAGGCCGCACGCGGGTCAAAGGAATATGCGGACGTCTTCAAGCAACTGAACATCGAAATCTATAATGGGCAGGGTCAACTCAAAACCGCTCAGCAATTGATGTATGAATTCTCTGACCGTCTTGCGACGATGGGGAATGCTACAGAGCGGGCCGCTGTCACGCAAAAGCTGTTGACCCGCGCAGGCCAAGAAAACTTGCCGATGCTTATTAAGGGCTCGGCGGCCATGAAGGACCTTGAGCGAGAAGTGCGCGAGCTTGGCTACGGATTCACCGAAGCATCATCCAGGGCGGGCGAGGAATTCAACGACAATCTGAGGAAAGTCGGCATTGTGGCCGAAGGCGTGCGGAACATCTTCGGTGAAGCCTTCCTACCCGTTCTGAATGATGTTGTGCAGGAATTCCTGGCCTGGTATCGCGCCAACAATCAACTCCTGAAGCAGAAAATCAAAGAGTTTGCCGAAGGGGCCGCCGCTGGCTTGCGCGAAGTCTCGAAAGAGTTGCCTGGCATTGCGCGGAATGTTCACGAACTGGCGAGCGATCTCGGGAAGATTCAAGATTCGGGACTCCTCTCCATCATCGGAAATTTGCTCAAGGCCGCCTTCAATATCTTTCAATGGTTCTTTGATGCCGTCGCCGCGTCGGTCTTCTATTTCGTTGTCGAATTCATGAAGCCGTTCGAACTCCTCCCGCTTGGCGTCGGAGATGCCATCAAGAAAGCGCGAGGCGTCTGGGAAACGGAGATGGAATCCTGGCGCGGGTCGATGGAGCGCGACGCACAGGACTTAATTGATTCATTCAACAATATTGTGGAGAACTTCAAGCCAAAGGGCGAAGTCTTTGGGCCTCCCGCACCCACTCCCCCACCGACAGGCGGGAAAGGCGGCGGAACAAAAGGCGGGGGGATGGCTCCCCCCATTATGCACAAACCCTTTTCCGACAATGTGCAGGTTTTCCTCGGTGAAAAGCTACGCACCGAACATATTGACGCCTATAAGCGAGAACAACAAGCCCTTGGCGAACTCTTCATGTTGCGCGAGAAATTCGCCAATCAGATTGAAACCACGCCGCTCGAACTCTTCAAATTCGATCCCACGAAAGGCAACGAGCAAACCTACGCCGTCAAGGCGCTGATGGAACTCATGCCGGAATTGACGAATGAAGAGGCGCGGCTCTTGGCGATTCATAATCAGGACAAGGCGCTTGATGTGGTCGGCAGCGAGCGGATGCGAGCGGCCACGGCCAAGGACTATATTGCCACGCTGCAAGAGCAAACGGCTGAGGCGCAAAAGTTTTTCGATAATCAGGCGGAATTCTATCAAAGTTACCCGACACTCATCGGAGCGGCGGACGCCGCCAGGGAAGCCGGATTTGAACTCCTCAAGAAACAGGAAGCCGAAAAACTGGCATTGCTTAATGAAACCGCCAGGCAGGAAGGACAGACCGCTGAGCAACTGGAAGAGAAAAAATGGCAACTTTGGCTTGAATTCGATCAGAAGCGCCGTGGATTAGTTCGGCAATTCCCTGGATTCTGGGAGCAACAATTACAAGCTCTGGTGTCGAGCAATGCCTTTTCTATCGGCACCATTGTCTCTTCGTGGACTTCTGGCCTCGCGCAAGCTCTCGTTAGGTGGGACAGTTTCACGGAAGTCATCAAGTCCGTATGGCAACAGACGCAAATCGCCCTCTTGCAAGGCGTTCTCAATACAGGCGTGCAGGCGGTGGCGGTTTGGGCGCAATCATGGGCGCGAAAATTCGCGTTGGATGAAGCCGGGCAAGCCACAGCGGAAGCGCAAGACCTTGCCACCAAAACGACGCTATTAGGCCAACAGGAAGCCTTCGAGGCCGCCAAGACCGCTATTGCTGCACAATCAGAGGCGGCGCGTTTGGCGTTGACAGAAGGAACCAACAAAGCCATTGCAGTGGCGTCAATCGCGTCTCTCTCCTCGATAGCCGCAGTCGGAACCGGCGCAATCTTGATTATGGAAGCCGTCATGTTGTCTGTCACGGCCATGCTGACGGCGATTGCCTCGGCGCTGGCCGCTGGTGTGGTTACGGCTCCCCTCTCTGGCCCTGTCTCGGCAGCCGCAGGTCTTCTGGGGCAATCGTCAGCCTTATTGACCGCCGCAGGATTGGCAGCAATACAGGCCGCAACCGGAGCGGCAGCAGCCTTAGCGATGCCATCGGCAGCGATGGCACTGGGCGGTATTGCCACTGGTCCGATTAGCGCCTTGATTGGCGAAGGCGGATCACCGGAAGCCGTTATTCCCTTAAACTCAACCGGCGCGGCCTTCATGTCTGAAATGATGGGCATGAAATCAGCGGAGAGCAATACCAAGCAGGAAATATACGTCATGCTCGACAAGGATTTGATTGGTCGGGCGAGTGCTGACTACACGATGAAGCGGGTCTACGCGCTAGGAATTTAAGATGGCACCACTCGGCAGTTTTCCATTCGGTAGGGCTCCATTCGGCGGGTTGCCTGCCGGGTCATTGTCGGAACCCGGCTATAGCCTCACCATTGGCGCACGCACTGACGCGATTCAATATGTTCTCTTCAACGGCTTTGACAAGCAGGAACAGGCGAATGGGCGCAATACGCTAACCATTCATATGGCGTCGAACGATGGCTTCCGGCCGGGGCGCGGCGAAGAAGTGCTGTTCAAGTATAATGAGACGATTCTCTTCGCGGGCAATGTCTATCGTCGCGAATCGCGGTTTGCGGGCAATCATGTCGCAAATGGCTACCTTCTGATTGATCTTGAATGCGTCGATAGAAACGCCTTGGCTGACCGGCGCTTGATTGCGGAAATTTACGCCAGTGTCTACCTTCATGAAATCTACGCGGACATCATCAATAACATTCTCGCTCAGGAAGGCGTTATTGCCGGAACAATTGCCACTGGTCCGCTGGTGGATAAGATCGTCTTCAGCAATGTCACCGTCGCGCAGGCACTTGATACGCTCTACAACGAAACCGGCTACTTCTGGGAAATCGACTACACTAAAGCCTTCAACGCAGGACCGCGCACGGTCAAAACGGCACCATTCACCATCGACATCGGCACGAACGCCTATCTACTCAACTATTCCGATGTCGACTCGCTTGAACAGTTCCG